CAAAAGCAACATTAGAATATCATTACGAACATCTTGCTAAAACATACGCAAAGCGTTATAATGCAGGAGAAGGTGATCCTGTGTTTAACGAAGCAGGCGTATTTTTACACAACATCTTATTCCAACAGTATCAAGAGTCAACTGGCAACCTAAACAAGCCAGTTGGCAACGTGTTAGAGTTAATTGAAACACATTATAAAACTTTTGATAAGTTTAAAGAAGAGTTTTTAAAAGTAGCAATGGGCATACAAGGCAGTGGTTGGGTTTATCTTGCTAAAAATGGTAAGATTAAAACAATAACTAATCATGCTATTAAAAAAGACATTGTACTGTTAGTTGACTGGTGGGAACATGCATGGGCGTTAGACTATCAATCAGATAAGAAAAAGTATTTAGAAAACCAATGGAAAATAATAAACTGGAACTACATAAATGAAACAGTTAGTTAATTTACACGCAATAGAAAACGGAGGCCTTCCGTATTATAAGTGGAAGGCTGCTTATTTAACAAGACACGCAGTTAAGCACATTCAAACGCAATCTGAAATGATTCTAATTGCAGTATGCTTACTGTTGGTATCATTAGGGATACTTAAAAAATGAAAAAAACAATTATAATTAGTTTTGTACTATCGATGGTATTATTAGCAACGTATGTAATGTACGATTATTATACTCCTATTACACAAATACAATCAATTAATAACAGTAGTTTAGTAGATGAAGCAAAAGTTAGTGGTACTCGAGAGCCTGCAAATGTGTTAGAAGACGGGGCTACTCCGCCTAGCGATAATAATAGAGTTGAAATTAAATTACCATTTATGATAGCCGAGGTAGCATTTAACGAGGATATTCCTTGGGAAACTGTTGCAAAGTTACTAACAATTTTACTTGGCACAGTGTTGGGTGTTAAACTTATTAACAAATATATTGATTAGGATATATAATGGACAAAAAATTAGTAATATCAATGAGGCATAATTTAAAAGTTGAATTACCACTTAAACACGATGTTAACACTAACGAATGGGTAATGCGTCTTCCAGAAGAAACATTAACTGACATAACTAAGTATCTTGAAAGTGCGTGGTATGCACTAGACGAAAAAAGCACAATAAGGATTGTAAACAATGAATGAACTTGTAACAAGAGAAGTAACAAATGACGAATTGTTAGATGAAAGACTTAAAGAAAAATTAAAATTTTGGGGTGTACCTGACAATTTTATAATTGAAGACGAAGCTAAAGGTCCTATACTTGCTGCATTATCTGAGGATGATGTATTAAGTGTTTACATTGATAAAGAAAATGGGTTATGTATAAACTATTCAGGTGACGGCTATGAGTGAAGAACAGTATAATTTAGGTGAACAAACTAACTACTTGTCTAGAAAACTGTTTCTAGACGGAACAGTTACTATTCAAAGATTTGAAGAAGTACGCTATCCACGTATTCAAAAGTTTGAAGCAACTGCTAGAGGTTTCTTTTGGACTCCAGAAGAAATATCATTAAGTAAAGATGCTAACGATTTTAAAGATGCGAGTGATGCAGTTAAGCATATATTCACTAGTAACTTACTAAGACAAACTGCATTAGATAGTTTGCAAGGCCGTGGTCCTACACAAGTGTTTACACCTGTAGTAAGTGTACCCGAAGCAGAACTACTAATGATTAACTGGGGATTCTATGAGTCAAATATTCATAGTCGCAGTTATAGCCATATTATTCGTAATATTTACAATATTCCAAAAGAAATATTTAATACAATTCATGATACTAAAGAAATTGTAGATATGGCAAGTAGTGTTGGCAAATACTACAATAGATTGCATAAATTTAATTGTCAAAAAGAACTTGGAATTGAAGTTCTTGAAAGAGACCACATTAAAGCTATTTGGCTTGCACTACACGCAAGTTATGCATTAGAAGCATTCCGCTTTATGGTTTCGTTTGCTACTAGTTTAGCAATGGTCGAAAACAGGCTGTTTATTGGTAACGGTAATATTATTGCATTAATTTTACAAGACGAGCTGTTACACAAAGAGTGGACTGCTTATATGATCAATTTGGTAATAAAAGATGATCCGCGTTTTACCGAAATTAAAGCAGAGTGCGAAGAAATAGTGTATAATATGTACTTAGATGTGATTAGAGAAGAAAAAGAATGGGCAGATTACTTATTCTTAAAAGGTCCAGTAATTGGACTTAATGCTAACATCTTAAAAGAATTTGTTGACTATACTGCAGTACACGCTTTAAAAGAAGTTGGTATTAAGTATCGCGAAACAGCTCCTAAATCAACACCTATACCGTGGTTTAACAAACATTCCGACCCGAGTAAAAAGCAAACTGCTTTACAAGAATCTGAAAGTGTTAACTACGTTATTGGCGTTATGAGTGACGAATTAGATTATGACGAATTACCAACATTGTAACGACATTTGTGCATGCATGGGACCGCAGGGCGATGATCCTGTATGTCCATGCGAAATGCTTAGAGAAGGAAAACAACCATCATATGAATTATGGACTAAGACAGACGTAGAGGCTATGAACAATGCGGTCGGACAGATATTTAAAAAAATCTCGCAAGGGTAACGGCGCTGCAGGAAATGCAAATCAAGCAATAGCACTAAATTCACCAGCGAGAGTAAAAGCTATGATGGCCAATATAGCAAAAATTGATTGGTCAAACCCGTACAAGGATTTTATTAAATGACAGCAATTATATGGTCAAAGGACCAGTGCAGTTACTGTGTGCAAGCTAAGAGCTTGTTACAAATGAAAAACATCAACTTTGAAGAACGAAACATTTCAAATGGTGGATGGACTAAAGAACAACTATTAGAAGAAGTACCAACAGCAAGAACACTACCACAGATTCAAATTGATGGCAATTACATTGGTGGTTTTTCAGAATTACAACAATACTTAAAGGCAAATTATGATTATAGATAAAGGCGTATCACCAGGCGAAGTAGTAACTCTTAAATTAACTTCAGGTGAAGAACTTATTGCATCGCTAGTTGAAGAAACAGAAAAATACATTAAAGTTTCAAAACCACGTGTATTAACAGCAGCACAAGGCGGTATTGGAATGGCTCCTTACTTGTTTACAGTTGACCCAGATAAAACAATTAAAATTGCTGCTGCTACCGTAGTAGTATTAGAACCAACTGAACGAGAATCAGCATCTTCTTACACTAAAGCCACTACAGGTATTATTGTATAAATATTGCAATAAGGAATTGATATGGCGTTAACATTAAATACTACAGTTTTATCAGGACAGACAGTTGTTACCGATTCAACAAATGGTGGCATTGCAATTGATTACACTACATTATATGGTAGGATTGCAACTGCATTGGAAACTATAGCTACTAATAGTACTGCCATTAAAAATAGTATTAGTTCTATTGCAACTAGCCAAGGTACTATTGCAACTAATCATGCGTTAATTGCAACTAGCCAAGGTACTATTGCAACTAATCATGCGTTAATTGCAACTGGCCAAGGTACTATAGCACTTAAACAAACTGCAATATCAACTAAACTAAACGCTCTAACTGATGCAGCTACTACAGGTGATGGTTTAAAAATGATTAGCCCGTTTGAGTGGCTGTACGGTGTAGCTTCTATTCCCGCAACTGCTGATTTTGAAAATTTAACAGCAAGATATGAAACACTATCAAAATCATTACCTCGGTACTTTAAATAATGCCAGCAGTTGCAAGGGGATCAGAAACTGATTCAGTACTCACCGGTCATACATGTACAGTAACTACTAAAACCGATAAATGCTCAACTAATGTGTTTATTAATAGTAAAGGTGCTTGTAGAAAAGGTGATGCTATTAAAGTACACACCCATAAAGTAGGAAAACATTGTGTAAATCACACAGAAAAAATTAAAGCTGGATCTGCATCTGTATTTGTTAATGGGATTCCAATTTCAAGAAAAGGTGATTCTGCAGATGCCGGAATTGTGTCGTCCGGTAGTGGAAATGTATTTGCTGGTGATGCTAGCATGGCAGGACCTGTTATTGCAACTGCTACTACTAGTAGTACTGCTACTACACCTGATAAAACTACTACACCTGTTAAACCGCCTAATCAAGCTCCGGGTGTTACCGGAGTAGACGTTAGCGTTACAAAGAAACGTACTAAAACGTTTGCACAGTCCGATTTTAATTTTGTAGACATTGATCAAAATAACCTAAGTGCAATAATTATTACTGCAATACCAAAAGAAGGGTTTTTAACATTAGGTAAAGCAAGAGTTAAGGCAAATCAAAGTATTCCTGCAAAGTTGATACCTACATTAACGTATCACCCAAATACAAAGAAATCCGGAGAATATCCTACGTTTTTTAAATTTAAAGCAAAAGACGACGGCGGAACTGCAAATGGTGGTAAAAATACTAGTGTCGAAGGTGCAATAATAATTACAGTAACTCCAAAATAAAAAAGGGCTATTAGCCCTTTTTTCTTAATATGTTCTTAACCAAGCTTCCTTTAACGCATTTGGACTAATTCCAAATTCTTGGAATACTTGCATTAAGGTCATTAGTTGATTATCACTTTTTTGAACTTTTTGTCTAATTGCATGTAGTTCATGATCTCTAATACCATTCTTTTTAAGTAAATCAAAACCTTGATTAATTGCTTGTTGAGCCGCATTTATATTTTGAGAATGTGTATCATGTTTTACTGGTTTTTTAGGAGCACTAACTATATCGCTTTTACCTAAATCTGCACCTTTTGGTTTGTTTACAGATACTAATGCATCACCTTGTTTTTTAAACTTAGTTCCGCCTTCATATGGTTTAGGAATGGTGCCTTTTAAATTATCCCAATTATCAATCACATGCCGTAATCTTTCACCTAATCTGTATATTTCTTCTTTATCTAAAAAACTAGTTTCTACTTCTTCTGGTTTAGCAATTTTAGCAATGTCTTGTATAATCTCTGGAAGATAATCTTCAATTTTACTCATTAATTGACTATACGTTTTAATGTCTGCTTCTGGTGGAGCTGTTCCTGACTTACGTTGAGCCATTGTTGCTTGAACTTGATGATTTGGATTAATATTTACACTTAGATGTGCTAACTGTTTTAAACCATCAACTTTACGTAAGTGGGGAATTTCAGACAATGTAACTAATGCATTCTTTAAACCACGTGCAGTTTTTCCACCACCCATTCCTGTATTTGCTCTGTTTTTGTTAACTGTTAAGTAATTGTTAGTAAACCAAACTGACCGTATACTACCGACTCGTAGTCTACATGCGTTAATGTTTCTGTTAACAACTCCAATTTCAGCTGGATTGTATGGATCAGTAACGGTTGCATCAAGTCCTTTTACTATTGCAGGTAGCTCTACCGAATACATTGTTATTAATGATTTTGCGTGACTAATTAGATCCGGAAGTGCATCTGCAATATAGCCTTCCATTAAATCTTGTATTTTCATATGTAATCCTTTTTGTAATAATATAGTGTATTTATTAGTTTTTACTTGACAAAATATAATAACAAGCGTATAATATACAAATAGTATACTTTAATTCGTTAAAAAGTCACTTTTTTAACAGAATTTTAAAGTTCAATGCTATATATTATATGTTTCGAGAGAAACTGAGATAGTTGGATTGAGAGATGTAATCAATCCTGCGAGTCTTGGCCAAATTAGAAACCCGCGAAATTCGGGAAGCCAGGCTTGCCAAAGGTGCAACATG